TAGTTCTGTCTCAAATCAACTCAATGGAAATGAAGACAATAAACCTGCTTCTAGGTCCAGGTGTCTACGCTGTCTGGGGGGTACGGAACAACTCAGATGAAGCCCTATACATCGGGTCGGCAAAGAACATCCTGCATCGTATTAGTCATCCCAAGCACGAGCAACTGCGCCGTGCCTTGGCAGAGGGGACACGGATTGAATTTAAGTACACCGAAACAGAGCGTGACGCCAGAGGCATAGAAAAGCGCATGATCTGGGATTTCCAGCCAAAGTACAACACAGCCTGCAAAGGTACAAATTACGAGTGGCTAAACCGATAGAAGTCGTTGTTGACAAATACACCACATACCACGTATCAGTAGACCAAGCATGGGATATGGTCCGCAAAAAGAACGCCACTTGGATCGACAATAAGCACATCCGGCGCATTGACCGCAATATTAGGGTTAGCTGGTGTGTGCGTCAAAGTGGTTATGCTGGACCAACCACAATGCAGGTGGTGACGTGAGCGCCCTCGAATTTATCGGCCTAACCCTCCGAGTCATCGAGGTAGGAGCTGTAACCATCACCAGCCTAAGCGTACTAGCCATCGCCTATATGCTCCACAAGGACAATGGACCTCGTTAGTCGCTCCCAAACCTCTGCCTTCAACGAAAAATCACTGGCGAACCTCAAGCCCTGGAAACCAGGTCAAAGCGGTAATCCCAGTGGTAGACCTGCTCGTAAGCCTATTACCGACTTGTGTGAGGAGATTATTAATCACCCCGAAACACGTGAACGTATTAAACAGCAGGTTATTCAAACACTTACATCAAAGGGTATGGCTGGCGTTCTCTTGCTTCGTGAGATTGGTGAACGGGTTGAGGGCAAGGTTACGCAGGGCATCGAACTTAGTGGCACCATCAGCACCATGACTGACGAGCAGGTGGACGAACGCCTGACCAAGCTCCTTGATCTCGACCTCAAGCAACACGAAAACAGTGTAATCAACATCCCCGCACAATCTACGCAAGATTCTACGCATGAACCTGAACGAGATACGATCCCAGCTAAATGACCCCGCCCGACTCATGCGCCTGTCGCGTGAGCAGAAGGAAGAACTCATTGCGCTGGTGGAGCGGAAGCAACAGATTGCTTCACGAACGAAGATCAGGACATATTACCCTGAAGTCGGTCCCCTTGCACGTGACAAATACACCAAACACATGGAGTTCTTCGCCGCTGGTAACGCACACCGCGAAAGGTTGATGCTCGCTGCGAATCGTGTTGGTAAGACTGAGGGTGTTGGTGGATATGAGATGGCCCTTCACCTCACGGGTCAATACCCTTCGTGGTGGAAAGGTCGTAGGTATGACAAAGCAATCCGCGCGTGGGCAGCAGGTGATACAGGAAAGACAGTTAGAGAGATTCTTCAGAATAAGCTCCTCGGTCCAGTCGGCGCGTGGGGAACAGGTCTTATCCCTGGTGATAACATTAGCCGTATTGTTCGGGGCACTGGTGGGGTGGCTGACACAGTTGAAATAGTTTATGTGAGACATGTAAGTGGCCAAGACTCCATGCTTATCTTCAAATCCTACGATCAGCGACGAGAAGCTTTCCAAGGTACGGAGCAAGACGTAATCTGGTTGGATGAAGAGCCATCCCTCGAAATCTACGTCGAATGCCTGATGCGCACGATGACCAATAATGGGATGCTCATGTTGACGTTCACGCCCTTACTCGGTTTATCGGACGTTGTGAAATCCTTCCTCCCTGAAGGCCGCTTCCCTGAAGGAACGAATGTAATCAGTGGCCGCTTCGTAATTGGCGCAACTTGGGATGACGCCCCGCACCTTTCAAAGGAAGCAAAAGATGAACTTCTCCTACAGTTGCCACCTTTCCAACGTGACGCCCGAAGTAAGGGAATCCCTCAGCTTGGCGCTGGAGCGATTTATCCTGTCCCTGAATCAGACCTCTTGGTTGCTCCATTCGCTATCCCCAATCATTGGCCACGCGGCTATGGTATGGACGTGGGATGGAACAACACCGCCGCAGTGTGGGGAGCGTTAGACCGTGAGCACGATATTCTATATCTTGACAGTGAATATAAACGAGGGCAAGCAGAGCCTTCAATACATACCGCTGCCATCAAAGCAAGGGGTGATTGGGTCCCAGGATTCATTGACCCTGCAAGTCGTGGACGTTCCCAGCGAGACGGCAGTCAACTCCTAAACGATTACAAACAACTCGGACTTCAGTTGCAACTTGCTGACAATGGCGTAGAGAGTGGTTTGTATGCGGTATGGAACCGCATGTCCACAGGCCGATTGAAGGTGTTCAGGTCAATGCAGCAATGGCTAGCCGAATTCAGGTTGTACCGCCGCGACGAGAAGGGCCGCGTGGTGAAGGACAACGACCACTTGATGGACTGCACCCGATACCTGGAGTCACGACTTGCGAGGATGTTAGTGAAGCCCCCAGTGCGGTCTGGGGTGCAGGTTGAGAAGCCTGTGAGTGCGTGGTCATGAAAAACCCACTGATTTATCGTGGTGGCTGGGTTGTGCAGAAGTACGATCCGTACATTCACCGTATTGAGTATTGGGCAGGTTGGCATGGATGTTTACGACAAATCCTTATCGGCTGGGAATGGCTATGAACGTCGAACGCTGGAAGCAAACCAATCCGCCGATGGTGCAGGACAGTGACTCAACCAAGCTCCTTCGCGCTACGGTCTACAAGTTCGATAAGAATGGCAAGGTTGTGAAGGTGGAGAAGCGTGGATAACAACACCTTCGTTATCGGTGACGAATACGACCTGACATTGTTCTATCGAGATGGTGATGTGATTGACCATCCTGACATGAATGGGCGTCAGTTCGTTGTAACCAAGGTGACCAAGACAGAAGTGACGTTTGAAGAGTTGCAGCGTGCCTAAGTGGCCCACGAGACGTTACACACCTCCCAACCGTCCTCCTGGCGACTCATTCACCGACATCAATGGCGGTCATCCAACTCGCGGGGCACAGATGAGTGATGTGCAGTCGGGTGGACTGCTGACTGTCAAGCCTAAGCGCAAGGCGAAGCGTGTTGGTGTCGCAGCGAAGCCTGACCGCCCAGACCGAGCGCCAAGGGATACGATAAGGATGAGGGCATGAGAAAACTCCTATCAAAGGTTAAGGAAGCTGCGATAGGCACGCTTAAGACTGTAGTAACGATAGTGTTTTCTGGTAAGGGTGGGACCTGAGGTGGAACGCACCGGCTCACGGCCCACGCAATTCAAGAACGTCCCAGCGCGAGGCGATAAGATGCAATCGGGGGATGTCCAAACGTCGGGGATGTTGCAAACCAAGTTTCCTAAGCGTAAGACTACACGCATACCGACCAACGGTTTAGCCATCAGCAGTGCCTTCAAGGTCAGGTCGCAGGGGCCGAAGTTTAAGCCCCACACGAAGGTAGTGAAGTGAGACGCCATTTCTGTTGGTTACTTGGGTGTGTTCCAAAACCAATTCAATGTCCTCTAGGTTGTTATCACTGTATGTGGTGTCTGAAATACGTGCGCTTTGACTAAGAACTTTCAAACCCAAGGTTATGAAGCGAAGGTTACGCGACATGATCTGCCTAATTACCCAGCAAATCACAAGGTGGGGATGAGAGTCCCAGTGGGTGGAAGTAATTGTCACAAATGCCACTATGTCGCCGGTCAGAAGTGCCAACAAAAGGACTTTGTGAAGTGGTTGGGTAAGGACACGATTCCCGCCCCGACGAATCAATACTGCTGTGACTTCTTTGAGACTCGTGCCCCTTACTAATGGCCCCTCAACCGGTTCTCTATATTATTCGTCATGGACAGACTGACCTTAACGCAGGCAATAAGTTCAGGGGTTTCATGGATGTTGATTTGGATGCAACTGGCCGCCGTCAGGCTGATGAGGCTAGAAAGTTCCTATCGGGTATCCACTTTGCTCAGGCTTATTCGAGCGATCTTCGCCGTGCGGCTGAAACTTTGGATATTGTTTTGAAGGGTGACAAGGGGTTGATGCCGGAAAGGCTTTGTGCGCTCCGACCTTGGAACATCGGTGAGCTTGCGGGGCAGGAGAAGTCACCAGCCAACAAACAGCGACTTAGTGAATATGCGGATAGTCCTGATGAACCGGTGCCGGGTGGCGAGTCCCTTGCGTGGTTTAGGTCACGATATAAGAATGTGTTTGGGGATATCCTGAGCAAGCAAGGACCCTCGTTGATTGTGCAACACGCCTCAAACGACCATGAGGTCGGGCACATCCTTCATGGTGACATTGACGCCCTAGATGTTGAGCCTGGGGGCATCATCGGTATCTATCGCGGCCCCAATGGCTTCGCGGGCAAGATTTTGAGCGGTCAACACAGTTCTGCAACAGACTCGTATTCATAAGGAGATTAAGTGAATTGGAGTCAGGGGCAGGCTACGCTCTCTACAGAGCTTGCCCTTCGTAGTTCCGTTAGGACTGCCCCCGACAGGGATAGTATAACAAAAATAAGGAGACTGTGGAATGGATGAAAACAATCGCATGGTAATAGAAGTTATTCGCAACGGCGAGCGGGTTGGGGTGGATATGGATATTGATTTTACCGAAACCACCTACCGTCAACGTGATTTCAAAGATTTTGCCGAGCAGGTTTTGCGTCCTGCGTTTTGGCAATTGTTCCCTGAGACAGAAGGAGACTGAAAATGGCTATTGGAAGTATGCAGAAGAAGACACCCGCCACCCAAGGGTATGGCGCAATTGGTGGCGAGATTAATCGTAACAATCCCGCCCCAGGAAAGCCTGTGTTTAAGCAGATGACTCTCTCAAAGCAGGGGAACTCGGTGAAGGCAACGCATCACTTCGTCGACCCCCAACACGACAACGAGCATTACATCTTTGGTGAGGGCGAGCAGAAGGGGTTGATGAACCACATCGGCAAACACCTAGGGTTCACCCAGTTGACGGGTAAGAAGAACGCCCCTGAGGGTCCTGAGGATGCCAACGCAGCGGCAAATCCCAACGCAAAGGACTCGGATAAGTAACATGCGAAAATGGCAAATAGCGGCACTCATCATCCTGTTGGCCTTCATTGTTGCGGTGGCGTTTGGTCAAGACAATAAGTCTGTCCTACCTGAAGGTCAAGCGCCAGTTGCATTACCGTTGCGTAGTCCTGCGAAGACTCCTACCCTTGGTGCCGAAACCCACCTAAACTTGGTGAAGGATCAGAACGATATCTACCGCACCGCCCTCCACATGAAGGACCTTGAATCACAATACCTCGCGGCACAAGCGCAACTCAAGGGTCAGCAGGAGAAGTTTCAGAATGACCTTAAGAATGCCCTCACCAATTCAGGCCTTGACCCCGCGAAGTATGAGATTAATGCTGAGACGTTTGATGTTACTCCCAAGCCAAAGGTGCAGTGATGCCCTGGACACGACAGCAAGTCAAGTATCTGTTGAGCAGTGGTTCGCCTCTCACCGGTGTGCAGAAGACTAAGATGAAGAACGAGCTTCACGCCGACCCGTCGATGGGGCACAAGAAGAAGGGCAGCGCCTCCCTTAAGAAGGCATCGAAGTCCTTCGAGACCGAAGCCTACAACAATGGTCGTAAGACCAGCATGTGGCGGAAGGGGCAGCATGAATAGCAAACAGGTTAGCATCAACGATGTAACAACAGGGATCAGGCCTAATCGTGATTCGCGAATAGCGAATGATGTCCTAGCAGCACTCGAAACTCGTGTGGCGGACATCTCCAAGACCATGTGTGAAAACAAGACTATCTTGGCCTATGAGAAGATTCGTCAGCTTGGGGAATTTATCGCCTATGAACGAGCCAAACATTCAGCCCAATAAGTCAGCGAACGGCGTCAACGACACAGTGACAGCGAACGGCGACATGAAGTTACCTGATGGTGTGCGAGAGGCATTGAACGAGATTACGAAGCTTCGCAAAGAGGCTTACGAGGCTGGTCAACGTGTTGGTTTCCAACGTGGTTTCGAGGCTGGCGTAGCAGCTGGTCTAGGTCAAGCCCCCAAGTATCCTAATGGTCCTGCCATACAATGAGTGACTCACACGGTCTAACCTTCGGCGCAGCCAAGTCCACCACCAACTTCAGGGGCACGGCTGAGGATGAAGAGATTCTCATTGAGGTCCGTGACCGCTTCGCCTATTGCGAAGACCAGTGGCAATGGATTAGGCAGGAAGCCCAAACAGACATGGAGTATGTGTCGGGCAACGGGTGGCCTGAGAAGGAGAAAAAGAAGAGACAGGATGCTTCGCGGCCATGCCTTTCGTTCGATGAACTTGGCCAATACATCAACCAACTGATTAACGATGTGCGGCAGAACAAGCGGGCAATACGAGTGGTTCCTCGTGGGTCCGGGGCGAATGATAAAACGGCTGAGTTACGCGGGAACCTGATTCGGGAGATTGAATATAAGTCCAATGCGCAGACCGCGTATGCCACAGCCTTCGAGTCCTTGTGCCAACGCTCGTATGGTTATTGGAAGATAGTCACCTGCTATTGCTCCGAGAAGGGCTTTGACCAGGAAATCCGCATCAAGCGAATACCTAACCCTGATGCGGTCTATTTTGACCCAGATTGTAAAGAAATAGATTGTTCAGATGCTAAGTATTGTTACTTGCTTGATCAAGTTCCGAGGAAGGAATTCAAGAAGCGGTGGCCGGATGCAGATACCCACGACTTCAACGATGAGCAACAGTCCCTTGCGCCCCAATGGATCAAGGAGAACTCGATTCAGGTGGCTGAGTATTGGCGAGTCGAAACCCGCAAACGCGACCTTCACATGGTTGACACCCCCAACGGTCCCCAAGCCATGTTTGACGATGAGTTGCCAGTTGGCGAGCACACCATCCAAAGCACCCGTGTAGTGGAAGAACGCACCATCATGCAGTACATCACCAACGGGGTGGAGATTTTGGAGCGCCATGAGTGGGCTGGGAAATATATACCTATAGTTCCGCTTTTCGGCAAAGAATTGTACCTAAACGAGTCCACTGGACCGAAGCGGATGTTTCAATCCCTTATCCGGTTGGCAAGGGACCCCCAGCAACTATACAACTATTACCGCACCTGCGAAGCCGAGTTAATTGGCATGACTCCCAAGGCCCCCTTTGTTGGGTATGTGGGTCAGTTTGAGTCACACAAAGAGGAATGGCAGACCGCCAACACGGTTCCGCGAGCTTATCTACAGGTTGACCCGACAACGGATGCTGGTGGGCAGAATGTTCTACCCCTCCCGACACGCCCACAATTTGAACCCCCGATTCAGGCCCTCGAAATAGGTGCTGAAGCCACCCGCCAAGCGATTAGGTCCGCAATGGGCCTCAGCGGACTCCCCACAAACGTTCAGAGGCTCAATGACAAATCAGGCGTCGCACTCAAGGAAATCAACCAAAGCGAGGACAAAGGCTCCTTCCACTTCATCGACGCCTACGATATGGGAATTGAGTATTCGGGTCGAATCATCAACGACCTCATTCCCCATATATACGACGGTGCTAGAGAGGTGGGAGTTAGAAAGGCTGATGATACGCATCAGACCGTTAAGATTAACCAAAAGTTTACGGATGAGAACGGGCAGGAAGTAACTTTCAACATGGACGAGGGGGAGCATGAAGTCACAATATCTACAGGACCATCCTACCAATCAGAGCGTGACCAGGCAGATAACTTTGTGGACCTCCTTCTACCGAATCTGGCAGAACTTCCCATTGACCCAGGCATCAAGCAGCAAATCTTCGCCCTCTCCGTCAGGCTCAAAAACCTCGGCCCAGTTGGTGACCAAATCTTCCAAATCCTGAATCCCGACAACGGTGGGGCGCAGCAGACCCAACAGTTGCAGGCATCGCTTCAACAAACTCAGCAACAACTCCAGTTGATGGTTGGCGAAAACCAGAAATTATATCAAGAGAAGCTAGGGAAGATTGTTGATAACCAGTTCGCCTTGCAGAAGGCGAAGATGGATAACGAGGTCAAGATTCTGATTGCCGAGGTTACCACCAAGGCCCAGGTATCGAGTGAACGTATGCAAATGTATCACGAGGTGGTGAGTCAGTTGTTTGACCAAGCGCATGAGGCCGCGATGTCCACCATGCAGCACGGGCAGGCGAAGGAATTGGCTTCGCAACAGGCCGCGAATGCCTCACAGTCACAGGACAATGACCAAGCCCATCAAGCCCAGATGGCTGCCTCAGCGCAAGAGGGTAATGAGTCCTAAAAAGCGAAAGCTCAAGACTCCAATACAAAGTGGGTCACTAAAAGGTTTAGTCCGCTGTATGTGCGGCAAAGTTTTGACTCAACAGACGAGAAGTAATGCGTCACAGGGTCAGGAGACGAAGTAATGGAACCCACTAACGAAACAGTTGCGTTAGAGAACATGACCTCACAAGAACGCGATAGCTGGCGAATGACTGGCGTCGAACCTGTGAGGGAGGATGTAGTGGAAGAGAAATCCGCGAAGGTTGCGGAGAAGGAAGAGATTAAGTCTAAACCCGAGGTTGAGGAAGCCGAAGTTGTTGCGGCTGATTCTCCTGAAGAGACCGAATCGGGGACGGTCACCAAGACAGAGGAGCATGGGAAGGCCAAGAAACCCGGCCAGATGGGTTACAAGGAACTCCGCACTCGTATCGCTGACCTTGAGAAACAGATTGCTGCTGGCGTAAAGCCTGTGGCGGCTGATTCTGAGGCGGTGAAGACGGATGCGAAGGTGGACGAGAAGCCCCGTCCCAAGTCAACCGACAAAAAGGCCGATGGCACTCCCAAGTATCAAACCTGGGAAGAGTACGAGGACGACCTCTTGGGGTGGCGCGAAGAGAAGTTACGTGCCACGGTCAAGGGTGAGTCCGAAAAGGCGCAACAGGAAGCCAAGAAACAGGAATTAGAGCAGCAATTGCAGGCCACTGTCAAGACCCGTGCGGATGAGGCCCGAAAGAAGTACCCGGACTTTGACGCGAAGGTTATGGATAAGGACCTGCCGATTGGTGGCCAGAATTCGGTTCTCTACACCTGGATCATGGACCCTGAAAACGTACATGGAATGGACATTGCCTATCACTACGCGAATCATCGTGAGGATTTGGACAAGTTCAACAAACTGTCGCCCTTCGCCCAAGCCCGTGAGTTGACGAGGCTTGAGGATAAACTCTCCCAATCCACAACCGAAAAGTCAGATGTCAAGGTTGTGGGTGCTCCCCCCAAAGTAACCAAGGCCCCTCCCCCGGCGAAAGAAGTCGGCGGGCGAGGTGCATCCTCAGGGAATGAAGAAGACTCCCTGGTGGGTGGCGGAGACTTCCGCGCCTACAAACGGGTCGTTGATAAGAAAGAAATCGCGGCCAGAAAATAAAAGGACGATATGAAGCTGAAACTCTCAACCCTTCATACAATCGTGAACCAAGCCATCACCTTCCTGGTGACCCTGGTGCTCTATTGTGTGGCGCGGCACTTTATCCCAGAATCGGGATACTTGGTCGCCGCAAACCAGTTTGTTTTCACGAACTGGGTCAGCATGGAAGCCCTCCGCTTGCTTATCAACAAGCTGGAAGTGGCGCAGTTCTTCAACACCGAGTACAACAAGGAGTTTGACAAGGAATTCCCGGTTGGAGCTACGGTGCAGGTCAAGTTGCCCCAACGGTTCCTGATTCGGAACGGCCTCGGATACACTCCGCAGCCGATTAACCGAATTGCGGTGACCGTGAATTGCAACCTCATCAAGGGAGTTGACTTCGAGTGGGACTCCATCGAAAAGGCTTTGGAGATGGAACGCAGTAAGGAAGAAATCTCCAAACAGTACATCGAACCGGCTGTGGCGCAAATCGCGCAGCAGATTGATTCGGATGCGGCCCTTTTCGCATACCAGAACGCCAATAACATCGTTGGTGTGCTGGGAGTTGATCCAAACACCACCACCACCTTCATGCAAGCCCGTCAGCGACTCATTGAGTTGGCGTGCCCCCCATCAGGTGAAAAGGGTGTTTTGGTTCCGCCAGCGGTCAACACGGCCCTCGTACCGGCATTGCAGACGTTGTTCAACCCCTCCAGCGACATCTCACGGCAATACAAGCAAGGGTCGATTGGAAAGTTGAATGGCTTCGACTGGTATGAGTCCATGTCGTTGCATCGTCACGTTGCTGGAACAGCGGGCACCGCAGGGTTGTTCACTGTGGCAGTCGCGCCGACCTCAGGCTCCAACACCATCACCGTCAACCTGACGGCTGGTGAGACGCTTAACATCGGTGACGTGTTCAACATCGCCGCTGTGAACCAAGTCAACCCGATGACCCGTGAAGTCCTCACCACGGTGTTGAAGCAATTCGTCGTCCTACAGCCCCTCGTTGCAGTTGGCGGTGGCGTTGACGTAATCAGCTTCAGCCCGACCATCTACGGCCCAGGTTCTCAGTATCAGAACGTTGACAACCTGCCGGTTGTGGGTGCGGTGATGACGCTGTTCCC